TTAAAATTAAACGGGCAAATGGCCGGTGTTTCAGATTTGATTGTTTTACTTAATAATAAATGTATTTTTATCGAAGTAAAAGTAGAAAAAGGAATACAAAGCGAAGTTCAAAAAATATTTGAAAATAAAGTTTCTTTATTGGGGTTTGAATATTATTTAGTTAGAAGCTTAGAACAATTTAAACAAATTATATTATGACACCAAAACAAAAATTAAAATCCATAGAAAAGAAAATGGAACGTTTGCAAAAAAGAAACACAATCGATTTAAAAGAAGTTTCAAGATATATGGGAGACGTTCAATCTTATTACGATTTAAGCCGAGAACACTTCTTTTTAAAATTCGAATTAGAACATTGTGATAAATGCGGTAAAAAATTATGGCCACTAACTGCAAACATTGCTTTTTAAAATGCAAAGTAAAAGGTAAAACAGAATGCGACAAATACCAATCCATCGCATCACGTCCAGAACAATTAAAAATCGAAATTAAAGAAGCGTTTAAAATTGGGGATTATGAAAAAGGGAAGGAATTACAGGAGGAGTTATTTAGAATGAATATGTATTAAGTCCTAAACGGTCTTTTATATTGAAATTAGTTGTATCTTTGAAGAAAAATAAAAATTATGAGAGAAATTAAATTTAGAGCGTGGAAAGTTTTAGAAAAAGAATGGTTTAAACCAGTTTACGAGGCGTATGATGGGAAGTTATATGATGTTTCTATTACTATGAATGGTTGCGTAATGGAACGTACATTGCAATCAAATGCTAGTATGCTGAATAGTGATAATTATATTTTACAACAATTCACAGGATTAAAAGACAAAAGAGGAATTGATATTTATGAGGGGGATATTTTAAAAAGAATTACATCTTTTGACGATGGTACTTATGATGTTCATTTAGGTATTATCACTTGGGATGATTGTAGTTTTTATAGTCATAGTATAAAACAAGAAATAAGTCGTTCATTGGGAGGTAAATCAAATAATACCACTTATGAAGTAATCGGAAATATATACGAAAACCAGAATTATTATGATAACAAACCAAATCATACTCCACACCCTAATCCAAAAATCAGGGCTTAAAAAGAAAGATTATATGTTAAAACATAATCTACTACAAAGAACATTAGATCGTTGGTTAAACGGCACTAGAATTATATCCTTGCAGCGTTTGGAAGTGTTAGCTAAAGAGGATGGATTAATTATAAAAATAGAAGTGATATGAAATTAACAAAAAAATTTATAGCTTTTCGTTCGTGCATAAAACGTTGTTTTACGGTCATTTTACTATCGTACATTGTGTTTGAAACTTCCTCAGATACTTTATATTTTCCTTTACTTACGTTGTCACCTGATCTATAGTAACATTGAGTTTTTAGGTTTGGATAGTTTTCTTTTATGCCATAATTTTTATCTACTTGTTTTAATTCAGGATTAGGAAAAGGACTGCCTCCGTTATTAAAAGGAATCGATCCAACTATAAAACCGTCTATAAAACTTCCAACTCCATCGGCATCATAAGCAATGTTTTTGTTTTGTGTTTTTAACTCATTGGCCATAATAGTAATAACGTCAATTACTTCTTTTCCATTGTTTTTATCAAGTATTTTTATTTTAACCAACTCTTTGCCTCGCCACCCTCCAACAATAAATTTGTTAGACCCCTTCATTGCAATATCAGCTGTTATAAAAGTTTCTTCTGTATTTTCTAATTCGTATGTGTTGTTAAAAATACCTCTAAAAGATTCATATTCGTAAACATCATTATCTGACAAAACCATTTTCCAGTTACCGTGTAATAATGCCGCTTGCGTTTCAGCATCTTGAGCCAATAAATTGCCTAAATAAGCAGGGTTTGTTTTAAGCAATTCTTTATTATCGTAAATACTTCCAGAAATAAAAGTAACTGACTTTACAAATTCATTAGGGTCTATACCTGATTTTTTTACAACATCTTCTAAAATATGCCATCCTTTTTCTATTGCCTCTTGTTTAGTGTCTCCCCAAATATAATTATCTCCATCAACAATCAAAAAACGTAATTTGCCGTCACGCTCTGGAATTGGAAGCCCTGTTTCTTGGTCTATCCACCATTCAATAAACTCAGCTACCCAACTATCAGGGTCAGGATTGCAAGTCGCGCGCACATAAGGATTCACACCGCAAACTGAACGATTACGGGTGAGTAAATAAAAAAACATCTTCTTTGGAAAATGAGTAAGCTCGTCAAATTCTATTAAAGGAATTTGTGAGCCTTGCCAATCATACATATTTTTATCATATTCTAAATGCGAAAATTTAACCTTAGATTTACCAAAATCCCACTCAAGACTGCTTTCTCTTGGCTTTCCTCCGGCTTGGTTATAAATAGTCATTGAAGTATCCCATAAAGCTCCCTCAGCTTTTATTTGCGGTGTGGTTCTACGAAAACAAACAACCCCAAAGCCGTCTACATCTTTGTGTCTTAAGTTTTCTAAAAGTAACGAGTAAGTTTTACCAACTCCAGCAGCACCTCCGCCAATTGCAATATCGGCAGAAGTGGATAAAAAAGACATTTGATAGCCGTCTTGAGGTCTAATAATTGTGGTGTTATTTTCTGTCATTATCAGGAATTTGGAAAATAGTAACTTGTGGTAATTTTTCCCCTCCAGTGGTCATATCTAGTTTGTCACCATATTTTTTAGGGTTTCGTTTTGATAAATACCACTTCAAAGCATCAATCTTTAACCGTCTATGTCCAAGCATATCCCCAGTGGTAATTTCAACACCTTTTTCAGTTTCTTTTTTGGTTGTTCCTTCTTCTGTATTGTAAGCAATATTAACTATTTCATCAAATAATTTATCGTCACGGAATGACATAGATATCTCGTATTGTTTTACTTTTTCAGCATCTAATGACAGCCATTTAAAAAAAGTTCTACTGCTGGGCATAGTATTATCAAGTAAAATATCTCTTATAGACTCTCCTGATTCTATTCTTAAAAGAACTAAATCAAATATTTCTACTATTTCTTTTTCACTATATGCCATACCCCAAATTTACAAAATTAATTCAAACTAACATCAACTTCATTCATATTTTCATCATACTCACATATTTTTTCTCATAATACTTCAAGATATGGAAATGATGTGCTGCATATTTCTTCTGCTTCATCAATATTATTTGCCATAATATTCTGTCCAATAAATTGTTTTAATAAGCCATCGGTATTTTCGATGGCTTGTAGGGTTGTGATGTAGGTTTTCATAGTTAACTGAATTTATCTTGAATTATATTTAATATTCTAAAAGCGTCATATGTGCCTCTTATTTGAATACTTTTTAAGTCCCAGTTTTGTTCTTTGGTTATGATAGAGTTTTCAATTATAACACTTCTAATTTCGTCGTGCAATGATTCTAATTCTAATTTTTGTTTCTTTGTTAACTTCATAATTAAATTATTTTCATTCCTAAACGTTCCTCAGCTTCTTGTTTTGTGATTGTTGGGATTATAGTTGCCCATATTCCGTTGTGAAAAATTTCCCACCCATAAAGATATAATGTATTTTCTTCAAAATAATAATCATAATGTCTTTTTGAATATAGTTTTTTAATTTGTCCTGTTAAATCCTCCACTGTACATTCGTCAGGATAACGCCTAACCGCTTCTTTTTCTAAAGCGTTTTTAATTTCTTGTGGTGTGGCTGGAATGCAATTTAATTGATTTGCTTTTTTACTAAAACTCCAATTTTCCCACTCTCCATTTGCAAAACCTAATGATACTTCTTGTTTATTTCCTGAAAACATAAGTAAATAATCATGTACTGTATTTACTTTATACCACTTCCCAACTTCCAACACACATCCAAATACCTCTGGAAATGCTTCTTTCAAAGTCATTCCCGCATTTTCTTTAATAAATTTCTTTGTTAGTTTCATATCCGAATCAATTATTTTGTTATATAAATTTGCTCTTTTTGTCATTTCTCCGCTATCAGTTGGCAATGTGTTGTAATTCGTGCCTAACCAATATTGAAAAGCTGTTAATTCTCTTAATTTTTCTAATTCTTTCATATCACTTCTATTTTTATAATTAATCCATCCTCTTTAGCCAACTGTTCCAAACGTTGCAACGATATAATTCTAGTACCGTTTAACCAACGATCTAATGTAGTTGGTAGTAGATTATGTTTTATGGCGTATTGTTTATTTGTAAGCCTTGATTTTTGGATTATGGTTTTTAGTAGGGTTTGGTTCGTTGTCATATTAATTATTTTTAAAATCAAATCGAACTCCTTTTATTTCCATTAACATTTCCCAAACATTATTAAATGATTCGTCTGTTATTTGTTGTAAAATATTAGAGATTTTGGTTTCTTGTTTTTCTGTTAATAAAGCATCAATTACTCCTCCTTTAACTTCTAAATTACGAACAAATACATATCCGTTTTTTACTTCTGCTATAAATTTTGATGTGCTTTTAAAATATTCCATAATTCCTATTTTTTAATTGTTGTTATCTGAGTACAAATATACAAATGTTATTTAGATAAACAATCCGTTTTGGATTATATTTTACTAATACATATTCATTCTAAATAACTCCTCCTGTAATTCCTTCCACTTCTCATAATCCCCAATCTTAAAAGCTTCTTTAATTTCTATTTTTAATTGTTCTGGTCGTGATACAATTGATTGGTATTGGTCGCATTCTGTTTTACCTTTTACTTTGCATTTTAAGTAGCAATGTTTGCAGTTGGTTTTCATATCTTTCAATTAATTTACATTGTGAGCATTTTTCTAATTCATTGCATTTGCAATTATCAGTATCCACAACAATTGTTATAGTTTCTATTTTATCAACATAGTTTGTAAAATAGTCGTTAAATGTTTGAGTTGTTTCGATTGTCTTTTTCATAAGTGTATAGTTGATTTGACACATTTGACACTTTTGTTTTCGTAAAGTGTTGATTTATAATTGTTTAACGTAAAAAAGTGTATAATTTGACACTTTTACCAAAACCCTCTTTAAATATAGTGATTTTTATATATTTATATATTTATATTAATATAACTGTATAATATGTATAATATCAACGATAGTAAGACTTAACGGCTTAAAAGTGTCAAAAAAGTGTATAAAAAGTGTCAAATTAGATTTGACACTTTTTCATATTCCTTTGTCCAGTTGTATAATGTCGAACGGGTCACGTTTAACATTTCGGCAACCTTAGTGTAATTTACTTTGTCTTTTTTCTGCAACATAGCCATAAAAATATCCCTAGGACTAGAGTCTTTGTTTATAGTTATAATGGCTTGAATAGATTTTGTTTCTTTCGCGCTTACTTTTACCTTTTGCGCCTGTTTAATAAAGTACTTACTTAATTCAAAAGCTTTTAAGACAGTTTCTTTTGGTATCAATACTGGAATACTAATTTCTTCAAAACTATTCATTAAATGGATTAAAAGAGAAAATCTAGGTATATATGACTTTTGTTTTGGCAACATAGATTTCATATATTCGTTTTCCTCATCGCTATTTTGCATAATAGAAATTTCGTTGTATATCTTTTCCCATTCATATTTTGCAGCATCATCGAATTTATACTTATTTGGTAAAATTTCGTCGTCTTCATTTTTTCGAATATCCATAGATATATTTCTATAAAAAGAACGCACCCAATTGTCGTAATATTCAATTGCAGTAAAATCCATCTCATTACTGTTATACATTTCTATTTTTATTTCAGGGCAACAAAGTAAAATACGGTCAAGAAAACCATTACTTTTATTTTCTTCTGTACTGAAACTCTCTAGTATCGCAGGTTGCACACCTCCTAAAATTGGAATGAATGGACGCGGCAAATAAGAGTTTCCGCTTTTTCGATTCATAGATACAGATTTTCCTGACCACGTAGTAAGCCAAAAAGGTAAATCTGAACCGTTAGAATAACGTGACATATTTTTTACCCATCCATCTAATTCCTCACGAAACATTCCCATTGAATTAGGATTTTTACCGTGAATATCCACCAAGGCTTCTATTGTAATATCATTAACAATAAATTGCTCCGGTTTAGGCTCGTTTTCCGGGTCTCCATTTGATTCTTTCCATACCGCATATTTTCTAGGATATGATGATATTAATTCAGAATTTATGCGTTCAAACGGACGTGTTGCCATTGAAATAGATGGTGTTTTTCCAACTCCAGCGGAACCAACACAAGCAATCCATATATTTGAAAATTCAATCCATCCGGCTTTTACTTCAATACTACACGAATTTCCAACTATCGTGCTGGCCCCCCATAATAAAGAACATCCCATATAGTCAATATTGCTATCAAGTGTTGAATTAGCGTCAAGGATATATGATTGAATTGGTTTAGGGAATATTTCAATAGGAAATTCTGATTTTTTTTCCTCTGTTATAAGCGCGGCTATTTTTTCTAATAAACTCATATTTTTTCTTTTAAGTATAAATCTGCAATATCTAAACCGTCCTCACATTCAGTATTTTCTATTAAATCAGAAACCGTAATATTATAGCCAAAATTATTCATTTCTAAGGCTTTATCAAACCAATCTTTATAGCATCCTTTATCCGGGAACGCAATAATTTTATGTAATTTAATTAGAGAAATATATTCAATTTTAAATCCGTTTTTAGATCCGGTTGCAAGCCAAAGAAAATCAGGAACAAACATAGACATTATCACGGCTGTTTTTTCACTTTCTACAATTGCAATAGTTTTTATTTTATCTTCTTTTGTTAAATGTAAACCGAATAAACATTGTTTCAAATTATATGGTTGTTTATGCATCCAGTTTATGTGCGCTTTTCCATTTTCATCTTTTATTCGTTTTCCGGTGCTTGGATTGTATTCCATAATTTTTCCGCTTCTAACCCGTTCTAATTGGTCAATTTGCCAAAATATAGTATTATCATTGACACAAGATAAAAGATAATTAAAACGCGCAGTATTCAATTGTTTTTCATTAAAAATACCTTTCAAAAATTGGATTAAATTACAATCATTGTCATATAGGAAATATTTTTCTAAAACTGATAAATGGATATAATCTGTTTTTTTTTCAATCACTTCGCGTTTTGGTATAAAAATAACATCATTGGTTTCTGGCTTTTTATGGTAACCGCATTTTTCTTCACGGTCGCAGCGCATTGCACCAATTATCGAATTTCCGCTTTCTGTTTCAATATATTGAACGGCTGTTTTTTTACCGCAACCATCACAAATTATTTTTCCACGTTTAGCGAGTGAATATTTAAATTGTTTCATAATTAATTTAAGTAAATTGTGAATAAAAAAGAATCTCTTAAAAATAAAGATTCAAGCTTTTGAAGTAAATCGATATTTATAATTCCATTAATAAAGGAATCACAAGTTTTGTCGTAACTTTTTTGTAATAGATTTACTTTCATAGCTTTGATATATGAGATATTTCAGAAACCTTCCAGTTATTTAATTTAAGTCTTTTGTATAGGGTATTTCTTGAAATACCTATCATTTCAGAAACTTCTTCCTGTGTATGCATTTGAAGTAGTAATTTAACTTTTGTCGTTGTTTTGTTCATAATTGCACAATTTTAATGAATAAAAAACCCGCATCTTACGGGTTCATCAAATATACTAAATATTTTTGAATTTCCGCTTGGAATGATTCTAAATTGCGTGTGACTATGTAAATTCCTCCTAATTTTTCAATCCGTTCTTGAATTGCAATTTGTGCTTCGCTTTGTTTTCCTACCTCTGTTTTAACCTCAACTGAAATTGTGCGCCCAAATACGCCTTCAATTTTTAAATCTGAAATTCCTTTTGTCATTCCTATTTTATTGAGAGCGTCTAAAGCGCGGCTCATTTCTTTTGGTGGCAATGGAACTGGAATGCCATTTGGAACGCTGTAAATAATTAAGCGCGGTTTATGTCTTTTTAAGCAATAATTATTGTTGAACCAATTATAAATCTGCTGCTGTATTACGTGTTCTGGAATTTCTTTCATAATAATTATCTAATTTAGTTTTTATTTTATTTACTATCCAAGCCTTTGTACGCATAACTCCGCTTTCGAGTTCACTGCTTTGTATTATAGCGTAAGGACTTTTTATTATATTCCTGATTGACATTTCAAATTTACCATTATTTACTGTATTTATAAAATTTCCCTCGGTTACATTATGATAATAAAACAAATCCAAAATTTGACTTTGCAATACGGACCATGCAAAATTTTTATCACGACCTAACTTCAAACAGTAGCGAACTATTTTCTGTCCATCCGGTAATGGCACTGCATCTTTTAAAGTGGCAACTTCTCCACTAATTAGAATTGTTTTTTCTCGCTCTGGTTGTGCGTATCCACATTCAGGACACTCCAATAAATTCTTTGCGTGAATATAACCGCATTCGCTGCATTGTTTTACGTTTTCTAAAGCCTCTTTCTTTGGTTTTGGTTTTGTGTCAGTTCCATAAAATATCGGTTTCCAGTCAATTTCGTCGCTCCATTTTCCAAACGCTTCTACATTTCCGCCTCCATCAATTAATGTAAAATATGGTTTATAAATTGAATCACAAGGACGGCCGCCACGTCCAACCATTTGAAGGTAAAGAGCGCGGCTTAGTGTTGCTCGGTTCAAAATAACGCACTCAACACTTGGACAATCGAATCCAGTTGTAAAAATTGAAACGTTGCATAAAATAGCATTGGGTGTATTTTCGAACCATTGCAGTACTTTTTTTCTATTTTCAGAATCATTCACAGAATCAAAAATCTTCACATTCTCGAAACCAGATTCTATAAACGCATCGTAAACCATTAAATTAATTTTTGCACTTGAATTAAAAATAATAGTTTTTTTACCGAAAGAAATTTCTTTGTAATTTTTAACCACATCAAAAATGCCTTTTTCAATCTGTTCATCTTGGTTATCAAAATCCCCTGTTTTAGCATCAATTTTTAATGCGGTTCTATCCAAATTTCCAGTTGTGTAAACCAATTCACGAACTAATTTACCATCGTTTATCAAATCAGAAATATCACGGCCAATAATTATATCCTCATAAATTTCGCTCAATGTGTATGGCCGTGTATATTCGAAGGTTTCAATGTTACAACAGGTTGTTATTTCTTTGTGAATTGTCCCACATCTTGCGCACTTTGTGAAATTCACTTTCTTTAAAACAGTTGGCGTTGCCGTAACTCCTAAAATTTTAGCGTCAGGATAATAGTCGAAAATTTCTTTATGCATCAAAAGATGACATTCATCAACTATAATTAAACCTATATCTTTACAAAAATTATCATCAACTTTTAAACGTTTCCTTAGCGTTTGAATCATTGCTACGTATGATTGTGAAAGATGGTTCAATTTCTTTTTTGAAGCCACAACGGTTTCAACAGTTACTCCGATAGTTCTTAATGTCGATGATGTTTGATTTATAAGTTCTTCCCGGTGCGCAACTATTAAAACCTTTTTCCCTGTTTGCTTAATGAATTGCTTTGACAAAAAAGAAAATACTGCGGTTTTTCCGCCTCCAGTTGCTAACGTAAAACAAACACGGTTTTGTGTTTCAAGATGTTTTAAAATTTCTTCTATGCTTTGTGCTTGGTGTTGGTATGGTTTCATAACTCATTTGCCATTGAAATAATTGAATGAGCTAGCTTTAAAGCCTCATCTTTATTAAGCCATATAATATTAAAATCTACGTCATTATTTGTCGTTATAGAAATTAAATCCACTTCTTCTAATTTTTCTAAAATCAACAAATCGATATTATTTTCGTGAGTTGAACAATCTTTAAATGTTTCCATAATAATAACAGTTTTAAGTTAAATGCAAAAGTCCCACAAATCCACTGCTTCTCACGTCAGTTTCATTGTAGGACAATGTGTAATATTAGCGTTGGGTAATTGTGAGAAGCCAACTATAAAGCAAATATACAATATTATTTAATACCCCAATTAAAATAATCTAGCTTTCTTTGAATTTCTTTTAATAAAACTGGATTTTGTCCAGATACTAAAAGTTGTTTTCTTTGATTTTCTAAATCATCAATACTTGTCTTTTTATAGTCATCACATTCGATTCTTCCGAACTTTTTACAAATATTTTCGCAATGTTTACATAAGACTTTCATTAGTAATTAGAATGAATTTCTGGTAATTTATCCCCATAAGTATAAAGCAACTCGCTTATTTTTAAATTTGCTTTTTCCAATACTAATTCAAAACGATTTCCAGAATATTTTGAATTAACAAATCTAACTCCTTTAACTGAATTATTTACTACTAATTCAAAAACATAAGGTTCGTTTTTCTTTAATTCAGAATAAAAGTCCTGTAGCAATATAGGGAAAACTAAGTGTTTTATAATTTCAATATCTTTACCTTTTAAAACTTTACTCTTATCAAATAACGCAATGTGTTTATCCGTTATGCTTAACAAACAATGTTCAATAGCTAATGGAAATGATTTTATGTGTTTTCCGTCTACTAATAATTTTACAATTCGTGTTGATTTTTCAAATGTTTTCATAATTTTTTCTTTTTTAAAATTTGTAATTTTTTTAAATCTAATCCGTGCGTAATAATATACATATCACGGCATCGAACCGCTTCAATTTGGTCTGTAAATGAACCGCAATGATGATTGTTAATTGTTGCTATCCAACGCTGTTTTTGTCTATTCCAGTTTATTCCTTTATATTCTTTCATTACATTTCACTATTAAATTCTTTTCTCACAATCGTATTTATCTTATTTGTCATCTCAACAAAATAAGTGCTTTTCTGTATTGCATAAGTTCCGGCAACGTTATTATTAAGTAATTCGCAAAACTCGCTTAAATTAGCTTTTAATTGTTTCATTCGTGGGGTTGCAAATTCATCGCTGTCAAAGTCATCAAGATTATCTTGTAACAATTCCATTAGACAATAAAATTTGTGTAGATTAATTTTTTTCTTTTTGTTCATCGTGTGTATGTTCTCTTTTTAAATTCCTCAAAACTTTCTTCTACTTCCGGGATGTTCATTTTGCTTTCATAAATCAAATATTTTATTTTTCCAGCATAAAACAAATTATCAATAATTAATTCAAGTTGAAAATCATCATAATAATTTATTCTGCCTTTTTTATGAACTGGAATTATATTCAATCTTTGAATGGAACGATAAACTATTTCCCAAGTTGTTCCGCAAATTTTAGATATTTGGCTTATTGTTTTCATTTCTCAAAGTATCATATCCAATTTCATACATCTTTTTCAAGTCAATTTGAAATTTTAATTCTTTTTCTATTTCCTTTAAGCGTTCGCGTAACGCTTCGTTTTCGTCATTTAATTCCATTCCTAATGTAAAGGAAATATATAGCGCAATTAGTGCTAAAAATAGGAATATTGTGAGTATTAGGGTTGCTAGTAGTATCATCATTTGTAGTATTGAGGGGTTAATATATGGATTGTTACTATTATTATAATAGCTGCGATAAGTACTAATAATGCTTTCATAATGTTGCTTTTTTGATTAGTTGTTCAATATCGTTAATATCTTTTTCTGAAAATGTAATTATATTGCCGCCTCCAAAGCTTTTATAAATCATATCCAACATTTCAAACATTTCCGGTGCTGCTGCGATTAGTTTTGCATTGGCTTCACATTCCTTAATATTTGTATTAATAGCACAAATACTTAATAATGGTTTTTCTATTTGAATTTCGCAATAAGTACCATCATCTAAAAATTTCCACTCTCCTTTTGTTCCTTTAAATTCCATTTTTCTCTATTTTAAATTCAACATTTAATTTATAGCCAAACGATTCGGCCATTTTTTGTAAGGTTTCAACTTTGCAGTTTTTACGTCCGTTTTTCCAATCGCTAATCATTTGCTTTGGTATTTTGAAACGTGCCGCAAATTCTGTTTGATTGAGACCTGATATGTTTAGTAGGTCTTGGAAGGGTTTTGTTGTTTTCATAATTCAATACATTTTAATAATTCTAAACACAATTCTTTTGGCATTTTAGAACGTTCATAACTTCCTTTTTTGCCTTGCGTTCCTGTTTTTGCTCCACGTCTTGCGCTTTCGTGATGGCAATGTTTGTCGATAATATTTCCATCTTTGTCATATTTATAATTTCTACACATTTCTCTTGGTTTCCAATTTTTTAGATTAGTCCATATATCAGTTGGTTTTGCGCGATCGTCACCATATTGGCAATACCATACGGTGTACCTTATAAATTCCTGCATAAACGGCATATGCCTTAACATCCCTCTTGGATTTTCAAAAGTAAAAGTCATTTTAGGATTGATTTTTAACCAGTCTTTTATCAATGAAATTACGTGTTGATTTACTTTGTCGCATTTCTTTGCATAATCACTTTTAGGTTCTGTTCCGTTTCTATGAGTGCTTATCGCTGCAATAGTGTATGTAGTGCAATCAAATGATGCGTGAACGTGATTTGGTATAAATGGAATCATTTCTTTAGTTAAATTTTCAATGTCAATGAATAAATCTATATTTTCGTAATTTGTCCAATCAACTGAAAAAACTTCCATTCCTAACTCTTCTGCTGCTTTACCTATACATCGTGAGCCTGCGAATAATTCAAGTATTTTATTTTCCATAATTTCTATTTGTTTATTTCTATGATGTAAATTTAAACAAAATAACAGCACGGTACAACAAAAAAGTGTACTTATGCTGTTATTTATATTCGTTATAAATAGTTAGGAAATAGTCCAACCTTGTATGGTATTGAAATAAACGGTTTCTCCTTGTGGATTTACCCATTCATTACCTCGTAAATTAATACCTATTTTGACTTCTTGACCAACAGCGTATTTATCAAGTAGTTCACATTTATCTTTTACGAATTGTATTAAAATATGTTGTGGATATTGTTCATCCGTTGTAACTACTACGTCACGTTTTTTGAAATTGTTTGAACCTACTTCTTTTGTAGTGTCGATAAATTTGATTTTTCCTGATACTTCCATAGTTATTTTTGTTTTAAATTATTTCTTCTTTCCTCTCTTAATTGATATTCGCGCTCTGAAAGATGTTTTTTTGTTTCTTTCATTGTTTTACAAAGGTTGGAATATGTTTTGTCTTGCATATTAATTTCCCAATCATTTACTTCTTTAGTCACGTTCTTTGAATTAAAAAAACGTTCCTTTATTTCGTTTGGAATTTCATCGTATTCCTCTTCTCGCATTTTAATAAATACTTCTTTACTCATAGCTAAATTATTTTGGGCGTTAATTCCTCTTTTCTTTTGTCTTTTGCTTTTACAAATCCCTCATTGGTTTGCAAACTTTTATATTTGCTCCAAACGCTTTTTAATTCGTCAATAGTTGCTACAATTTCCATTTCATTGCAAGCTACTTTAATTTCGCTTTCACCACTATTACACCACTCCATTAATTGTTTCCCAGTTTCAGAAGTAATGACAAATCCGGGTTTGTCCATAAACAATCCTGTACGATCTTTTGATGCGGTTGCTTGATGATTAATTTCAATATTGAAGTTAAGCGTTAATTCATATTCGAAACCTTCGCGAGTGATCTCTTTTAATCCTGATTTCTCCACTTTTATTTTTCCGTTAGAATCTTTTGTCATTTCATAATCTTGTTTTCTCCTAACCGACGAAATAATATGGCACTTACTTTGCAAAATAGCATTTATAAAAGCATCGTGACGCGGGGTAACTTTTGCCCAATCTTGGTAACGTCCACCTGCTGCATTTTGAATATCTAAACAACCGCCTTTTCCATCCCATTCGTGGGTAATTGAGTCAATAATAATAACTTCCATTCCTGCATTTTCACACATTTTAATACTTTCGATGTATCTTTCTGGATTGAAAGGAGCTTCTAAATCAATTGTATTAAATTCTCCTAAATCACTGTACAAACTCGCGCTTCCATTTTCGGTATCTATAACCGCTATCTTTGACCAGTCATTTGTCATTCCATAAGCTAATAGTAGTGCACTCATTGTCTTACCTCCTCCACTTACTGCTGACATTCCAAGTCTTAATTTTACTTGTTTTCTAGCTGCTTTTTTTAATTGTATCATTTTACATATTGATTTAAAATTTCATTTTTTTGTGTTTGTTCCTCATAACTTAAAAAGCCAAAAGTTTTAAACGACTCTTCAATTTCAGCTAATTTGGTTAATTGCCAAATCTTGTATTCTAATCTTTTAGTTTGAATTTTAAGCGCGTTTTTGGTAGTTTCCAATTCGTCCTCGTCTTGCTCTATTTCCACTTCTTTTTGATTAACTGGATTAAGTGGGTTGTGTTCGGTGTAGGTGTCTAGACTCATATATTCGATATTATTTTTTCTAATTCGTCAATTCTATTCAACACATTCAAAATAGTAGTTGAGCCGTGCAAATCTTTTTGAATAAATGCGCTTAAGCACGTTTTTAAATTTGGATAGTAAAATCTATCTGTTGAAATATAATCGCCTTTCTTTTCGCTGTTTTTATTTTCTTTAAACACTAAAATAGCGTTGTTTTCATCAAACTCAATTGAGTAATTTTCTGTTAGTATCATATCTATTAATTATTAGCAACTATATGAAACGCTCGAACCATTCTAGCGTTGTCGTTTATGTGGATGTTTTTAATTTTAAGCATCCATTCGTAAAATCTTTCTGTATTACTCATATCTTTTCAAAATTAATTATTACGTTCATTCCGTTTTCTTTAGCTTTTTGTTGCAAAGCTTCGATTTCTTTTAGGTAGTTTGGTTGGGGTTTTAGACGGTATTCAGTTTCGGAAGGTTCAATGTAAGACAACCATTCCTCAGTACCCTTAGTCCTAAATTGAAAGTCTGTTAATTCAAAAACTTTCTCAATCTCAATATCACAAGCTTGTAAAAATATGTTTGCGTTGAAAGTTTCGTAGGTTTCAACATCATACAATATTCTGGTATTTCTAATTTGAAAATCTCCCAAATAATTATTTACCAAATAAGGATATTCTTTAAAGTCATCCATTTCCCTTACATTAGATAATTTATCCTTAATACCATCAAACTCTTCCTGCGTACATTTCATTGCAATTGGTCTCATAATTGTTTTTCTTTTAATTTTGTTAATACTAATTGTCGATACTTCTCAGGGATATTCCAAAAGCTTCCAAACCAATGGTTGTATAAGCTTAAAGGACTTGTTTCAACTTCTTTTGATAATTCAATACAAAAGCCTTTTTTGTCTTTTAGCATTTTGTATAGGTGTTTGATTTCTTGCATGGTTAAAGATTTACGATTGTTTTTCCAGTAAAAAATTTGTTTCTAACGGTACTCCAAAATCTAAATCCTTTTTGAGCCAGTTTTAATTGTACCGGAAATAAATAAGGATTCTCTTTTGTAATTGGATTTTGTAAAATTCCATCTTTGTACTCTTTTTTGTAAGGCGCATTTGCTTTCATAATTTTTTAGTTTTAAATTGTTCAACAAATATACAACCTATTTTTAAATATACAATAACAACAACGTAATATAGAATCATTCTAAACTGCCACAACAATAACAGTTGTATTAATATATTTTGTAGATTTGCTGAAATGTAACCGCTGTTATGCCTAGTACGGCAAAAATAAATATTAACAATAAAAAATAAGGTAATGTCAAATAAAAAATATACTTATAAAGAACTTCAAGATGCATTTTATGCTGGTGTAAATTGTCCAATTGTAGGCGCAACATTTGAAGAATACTTACAATGTCATAATTTAGGAATAATAAATTATGATTTTAAATTACTTGAAAAATACAAAGACAGATATGATTTTAATATTCTGCTTACAAATGAAATTTATGCAATATTTATATCAAAACAGGATGTTGACTTATTTTCTACTGATGGAGAATCTATTGAATATGTTGTAAAAAGAGGATATGATTATTTAGAGCGAATAAACAAGAAAAAAACCTAATAAATGAGTATCAAAAACAAAAATGGTGAAAGTATTATTAGAGGTATTTCAGAAGTTCATTTAGCCGAATTAGAACATCAACAATTTAAAAATAAAAATAAAATGAAACTAGAAGATTTAAAAAACAAGAAAACAGTAATGATTAAACCAAAAGGCTTGATTAATCATAGGAAAATGTGGGTTACCGAAACTCAAAAAGGATTTACTATTTCTAATTTTGGAAAGGTAAAAATAGCAGGAAACGAGTACTTATATGAAATTAATACTCAAGAAGATTTAGACGCTCTCGATATTATACAGTAGTATTAGGCATAACGGAAAAGCTTGTCGCTGTATGCCAAGATAGAACGTGAATAGAAATAAAAAAGCCGTAGCATATAGCTACAAGCGTATGTTAGGGATATACCACTTAACACAAATCAATTAAAACTTAAAATATGACTTTAGAATTAAAAGCTTATAAATGCACATTTCCTGATTTGTTCGATTACGACAGGCATAAATGGGAAGATGAAAGACAGTTTGATGTTATTTACGGTGAAAATCAAAAAAAAGCCGTTAACAAAAGATGCCAAGAAGATGAATGTTATACTTTTTGGGAAATGAAACAACACATTAGAACAAAAAGATTTAAAGAAGCAGACCTTTATAGACAAGATAAAAGCGAATTACTTATTGATTTGTCAGAAAAAGAAATAGGTCATTTAACTCATTCACTTGGAGTAAGAATAGGCGATTATTGCCCTAAAGAATTTTACAGGAATTATTCTGCTTATAATGAAAAACACGAACGATGTGAAAAATTAGTTTCGCTTGGATTAATGGAAAATTATCAAAAATTCAACAATCAAGTTTATAGCGTTACTGATAAAGGAATTGAAGCTGTAAAAACACTGCTATTATCTACAATATAGGCGGTTATCCCTAACTATTGGCTTGGACTTATAAAAGTATTACAAAATGGCTAAACTACTAACAAAAACAAAGGTTATTCGTATTTCAGAAAGTCAGTTAAAAACACTGCAAAAAATGAAGTCGTATAATATTGATGTAGGTAAATTTATACGTGATGCAATAAGTGAGAAAATTAAAATAGAATATCAGGAACTAATTCCAAAACAACCGAATTTTAAAATACCATTTTAATTATGACAGTACTCGAAGCAATAGAAATATTAAAAATTCACAATAAATGGAGACGAGGCGGACAATACGTAACTATGGCAAGTCCAGAAGAGCTAGGCAAAGCAATTGATATAGTAGTGGGGTGTTTTGAGATATTAAAAGATAAAAAAGTATAAATTATGGAAGCGATTAGCGGAATAGGAAATTATTATGGTGGGTTATGGATAACATCTATTAACGATAAGTTTTATTGGTTAATAGAAAATTATGATACTGATTTAGATGATATAGGTTGTTGGGCTGAAATACCAGAATCTTTGTATAATGAACTTAAGAAAATATAAATTATGGAGACATGGAAAGATGTTTTAGGATATGATGGTATGTGTCAGATCTAAACTTTAATTTTTGGAAGGTAAAAATACAAAAATATAAATAAGCAAACTACAAAAGTGACACCTATCCATAAAATAGTGTTGTCGCTTTTTTCTGTTTTCTTTACTTTTTCAATTACAATAGTCTTGTTTATATTGCGAGTTTTCCATTTTTCAATAATAGTACTTTTATCATTGCTCACAATCGCATTTTTATACTCTTTGCCTTCAATTACCATCGGTTTAAGATTATCAAATGGTTTGTATGTAAAAGTATTGCCTAAAACTATTTTCGAGCCTTGAGAATAGGTGTTATTAATCGAAATGCTATCTCGTTTGATTGTTTCGGCTTGTCGTGTTCCGCAACTTGACAATAATATTATTATAATTATGGCTAGTATTGTCGATATTTCTAGGGAGTGTTTTTTCATAATGTAAAGATAATAAAAAACCCGACGCAAAAAGTATCGGGTTTAAGAATTTCGTTTCTCTTACGGTTTATGATGCCATTCTTAACGGCTCATTAAACAAGTTTATAACTTTGTCGGTTATTTTTTTTAGCTCTCGTATTTACTCTTTCTTTGCAGTCAAAACCAGTCACCCCCGAATTAGTCATTTACATATCGGCTGACTAAACCAAACAGGCTACACGGCACGTTTTGTGGAGGTGGGGAGAATCGAACTCCCGTCCTAACAAAAATTATAAATAGTCAATGAACTGATACAAACTTATAAAATATTTTATTAAGAAACAATATAAATAAAAAAAATGCCCACTTATATATTAAATGAGCATCAAACTACTTACTAGTTCTATCGTGTTGAAGCCTTAAAGTCTAAATATTCCGGTCTTACCACCAAATAAAACCCAAGATATTTTATCGTATAATTTTACTATATTTTTCATATAATTGTTTTCTATGTTCAAGTCCATTAATACCCCCGTTAATTCGTTTTGTAATTCCGACAATATCATTTTTATCTGCTAATTCGTTTAATCCTTTTGTGTCCCAAAACCATAACGCACTAATCATTGCGTTTGCTTCTTCTAATAATAAATCAGGATTTTTTAAACAATCTAAATCCGTATCATTTGCAAGTCTAAAATAGTTTTCTTTACCTGTAATTTGAATAAATCCACGTCCTCTATACTTCCATCCCTCACCGCTTTTTTCATCACCGTTACCCATACGGGTGGCATAAACTCGGTTTGCTATTTTTTCTGGTTTATTTGCGTAAACTTCCGCACTTAAATCTCCAAAGTATTTTTTAAAAGTAGTTAACAATCCCTTTTTTGAATAATTCAAATTCTCGCTAATCGGTTTCAATACGCTTTCGTGTTCGATTTGAGCCATAAAATGCGAAATTCTTAACGGCGTGTTAAGTTCGTATTTTTCAAAAAGTGATTTGTATTTTTCGTTTAGTTTCATAACTTAATTTATCATACTTTTTTTATACTTTTCATAATCTTTTCTAAGTGCATCATGGTCTTTTTTTAATGTATCATAATTCTTTTCAAGTTCGTCGTATTTTTCTTTTAGCTCTTTATGTAGTTTTTCCCAATTTTGCGACACCTCAACTTCACGTGTATAAGCTAATGACATATCATTAAATTGCAATTGAATGGCTTTATAATGGTCTTTAACACAAGTCACTTCATATTGCATTTCATCCATTCTCGACTTATATTGTATCAAAAAACGGTCATACATTTCTGAAATTGCCGTAACTGAATCAACTTCATTTTTCTTTTTACCTCCAAAATACCAAGCTAAAGGATAGCCTAAAACGGCTCCCATAAATGCAATATATTCAATCATAACTATTCTGTTTATTCAAAAGTACAAAAAAATTCCCACCATTTTAAAAGTGGGAATAATTTAATTTTATTTTGCGGTGTTGTCTTTAGCAACTCCAAAGCCTATCGCAGTTGCAATAGTGGCGATTGCCGTTCCAACCTCTGCTGTAATCCAACCCATAGCGGTTGCAATTCCAATTCCTGCCACAATTAATGCGGCTAGGTTCGTTTTCCAATTTTTCATAATTTATTTAGTTTTAAAGTTAATTATATACTCTTATTTCTACGCTTGCATTTGCCATTGCACCATCAAATTGACCTGATGTGGTTTCCGTTTGGAATAAACAATCATTTGCACTAGTCCAATTACCCCTAAAAACAGCTCCGTTTAGCGTTGCAGATGGGGTATTTAGTGTGGTAAATACAGCTGTTTTATTAGTTGTGAATGCGCCTGTAAGTGTTGCTAAATATGCCCCTGTTCCTACTCTTGTCCAAGTAACGGTACCGCCAAAAGTATTTTCTAAAACTGTTGCAGTTGGCGCACTAGTTCCTGTCTGCGTTAATAAAGCTGTGTAAACTTTATAAGGCTTAATTCCTTGCACAAAAGCCGTAGTCGCTATCTGCGTGGTATTTGTTCCTACTGTTGCTGTTGGGGCTGTTGGTGTGCCTGTTAAAGAAATAGTACCTGTTGACCCGTCAATAGTGATTCCTCCAGACACAGAGCCATGTACTACGTTTAGCCTAGTTGTTCCGTTTACAACATCGAAGAATTTTAAATCATTTTCAAATCCGAAATTACCAACAAACCAATCAAAGTTCCCGGCGGTGTTGAAAAAGAATCCGTTTTGATTTGAAGACGCTGGTCTTGAATAAACAACCGAATTATTCCCAGACGCACTTATTTCTAAAGTTGCGTTAACGTCATATCTTGCACCTCCACCGATTGCGGTATTCCCCCATACATCTAATTTTTTACCTGTAGAATTTGCATTACTTCCATTCCCAATTCCTACACTACCAAGCAATCTCTGTAAAAATAAATTACCGTCTAAAATAGAATTTTTAAAAGTATGAAAATCATAGTCTCCAGCTCCGCCAGATGGCACTGGTCTTATCAATGTCCCATCTAATAAATTATCTTGCCTAAGTATTATGGATTGCCCTTGTATATTTCCTGTCATATCTGATATGCCTGTGGATATAATTCCAGCACCCGTACCGACCCCTATATTTTCATTAAAATAGGTTTCTGCTGTAAATGTTTTATTGTCGTTTATGTCAATATCGCCGTTTACAGGAACGTATTTTTCAGGCAACAAATCAGGCCTTACAATTGTTCCGTTTTGATAATTTTCAGTTCCTTCTGAAAATATTCTATTTGCCGTGTTGTTTATCAAGTCTTGAAAAACATTATTTACAAATGAATTTTTAAAACTGGTGTAATCTTCATAAATACCATAGCTTCCGGTAGCTGAAAGCATATAGTTATCTTCAATAACATTACTTTGTGAAAACTCAATATAAATACCCGACCTTTGAGCGTTAGTTAGTCCTGTTCCTTTGCCAAAGTTTGTGAAATAATTATTTGAAACCTTAGAATAAGACACGTAACCTGTCATTTTTATTCCGTTCCCTTGAATACCTCCAAAAAAATTATTTGTCACTAAGTCATTGGCATAAATTAAAGATAAATGAGAACTATTTTTAGAAACATTTGCGCCCTCAATGAAATCATTTTCTCCAAAATGATTGTTTGAAATTAAATTATTACCAAGTCCTTGTATAGCTATACCGCCACAATTAAAATCATATCCTCCATAAGAACCGATTCCGTAATTTTCCCAAAAGATATTATTTGTAATTCGCATTAAATGACCTCCAATAATAAGCATACCAACGTGGTTTCTTTGAATTGAACATTGATCTATCCAAGGCGTGTCAAGCATCTGTGCGGTTACATCGTGGTTGTAAAAAATTCCAGCATAGCAATCAGAAATCGAAACATTTCTAATTACCGAAACATCCGAACCACCTGCGATATGTATTCCGTGTCCTGTTGGTGTGTTTTGACGTCCATAACCAATTAATAACATATCCTTAATCTCGAATCCTTGTAGTTTATTAGGCGTATCGATTTTGATAACATCTGTATTGGTAGTTTGATAAATGGCTGTGCCTCTTGTATCTGTTGCAGTAGCTGGATTATCCAACGATAATTTAATTCCACGGCCAGAACCTACTAAAGATAAAGCTCTGTCAATTATAATCGGTGTTGATAAAGAAAATCTCCCTTGGGTTAATCGAACCGTTCCGCCTCTGCTCGCTGAAATAGCTTGTATAGCTTGATTTATCTGAACCTCATCTGCTGTTCCGTCACAAACATATAAAGCGTTATTTTTTTGTTCTGCTGTTGCATCATTTGAAGCTACCCAAATAGTATTTCCGTTGGAATTAGTTGTATTAACGTCTGTTAAATTTGCTGGCGTATATCCCAAAGCCGCTATAATAGCCGCATCACTTAAAGAAACCCCGCCACTCGCAACACCCCCGAATTTAGTAGTCTCAACTATTTTTGCATCACTTGTATTTTGTAGTGAAGTAGTTGAATTTCTTAATATCACATAAGCGCGTGTTATCCCGTTTGCGGCTATGTTAGTTTCAACAACAAAAGAACGTGTTAAAATAGCATTTTCGGCTTCTGCAAGTGAATTGTAAATGTTTTGCCCCGGTTGTATCCTTGTCAAACCTGTTTGAAACATTGTAACCGTTTGAATGGTAAATTTATTTGATGGTACGGATATTAAAGTTCCCCCTGATTCATATATAGCAGGATTTAAAACAGTAGCGTCTGCGTATTCTGTTCCGTTAGAAAGTCTATATCTAAACGTCAATAATGTTTGCAAAGACTGCTCTAATTCGTGCGGTTTCTTCCAATCTGTTGCAAAATTAACTCCGGGTTTGAATATGCTTCCCGCACTTTTGTCTAGGCTTAAATTAGCACCGTTTGCCGTATATTTATTTCCTGTTAAATTTAACGCCCCTATATAAGTCATAAGGTCGTGTAGTTGGTTTGTGTCTGCATTTGTAGGTGCTGAAATATTATTGACTACATTAATTGTTGTTAAATTAGAGTGTATAACCGCACCCAATATAATCAAATCACGCCTTTGACTTGTTGTAAATTGTGTAGCTTGTTCAACTATTACCCCACTTGAATTTATAGCAACGTATGTTATAAGTCCAGTAGTCAAATAAGTCGGTGTTTTTCCTGTAACTGCTGGAAAATTAACGACTGTACACGTTGGTATTTCTGGATTATCATAATTTGTAATTACACCAATTCCTGCACTAATATTGTATTTTGTAGGGTCTGCATTTATGGAAACCGTACCATTCTTAACCAAGCCAGTTGAAAGAAATTGTTTCTTTTCAATATTGTTTAAGTTAAATAGATACTTTCCATAAGTACCATCATTGCCTTGCGTAACTACATAGTCTGAATTACCGACTAATTGAGCGGCTGTATTTTGTATTCCATAGTCGAATGGGGTCTCATTTCCTGTTGAAACTTGCCCAAATGTAGCGATTGAAAATAATAAAAAAAGTATATTTTTCATAAGTAGTAGTCTATAATTATTCTTTGGTTTGTTGTAATTGCTTTTTTGAATGTGACTATCGCGCCTGTTTGGGTAAATGTGTTTAAATCGCTTTCAAAGCCTGTTTGTTCTAAATGTTGAATTCCGTCATTTATCCATCCTTTTAATGCAATTGCTCCCGTTGGTATTGTGTAATCTTGTCCTAATCCTGCGA